CTTAAAAATATTGAACAATCAACCGCTTTCCAGTATATAATAAAGCGGCTGATTATTCAATAAAGTGCTGGTATGCTATTTAAAAATGTGGAACTTAAAATGCGTCCATCGCTGCTTGGTCGCCAAGTATGGCGTATGAAAATGAATCGTTCCTGCTCTCGCAGTACATATCATTGATAAGCCCGATGGAGAGCAGTTCCAAGTCCGCCATCGAAAGCCCTAGCTGCACACACCGCAGAAGGAACAGCGGTGTGGTCATTTCCCGCTCAGTTGGGCGAAGTTTTTTTTAGCCTCCACATCCGTCTTTACGTTCAGGCCCCACAGTTCTATTAATTGTGGCAGGACTTGGTAAATGGAAAAGGTGTTGAATCCGTCAAGCCACTCGTCCACCTCATTGGGGATACTTGGGTCTGCGTGTTTCGCCATCGTATAGGCGATATTCTCGAACATCTCCAATGAGAACAGATCGAGGTTGGAGTTTTCCTCATCCCCCTCACCAATACTCTTTTCCAGAATCCGCAAATCCTTATAAATGTCACGCTGGAATTTCAAACGGTAAATCCTCGGAATCGCCGCAGATGCCTTGAAAAGTACATCCTGCCCGTCTATTTCTATTTTTCTGACTATGCTCATATCCTTTCAGCCTCCTTCATCCCTGTCCTTTTGTTTCTGCATCCACCGCTTTGGGTTCCGGCAGATATACGGATTTATACCAGTTGGCATAAGTCTCCGAAGATGTCCTGTTCCCGGTCTTGGCCTTCACATAGCCGCTTGCCAGCGGGCGCGCCTTGATGGTCAGCGTCTCGGTCTGCACCTCCCGGCTCTCCTCATTGGTCTTTCCCTCGATCTTGGGGCGGCTCGCGGAACAATTATACAGCACATGGCGAATCTTGCGGATGTCACCGTCAAACTCAAAGAGTAGCGCAAAGGCCGCCGTCTCGGAATGGGCGTTCTCCACCAGCACCTCATTGTTGTCCGCTTCCTCCTTCAGCACGTCCGTGCGGAAACTTTCAGGAATCAAAGCCAGTTCAAGGTCACCGTCATAGCCCATGTTGTTGGCAATGATGTAATACTCGATGCCGTCCGCATAGAAAGACTCCGGCTCTCCGTTGGGGTCCAGTGCGATGGAAACCGCACCGGGCATTGCCACGGGCGACTCAAATCCGATTTCCCCGTTATCCTGTATTTTCTGCAAGGCATAATGGCAGTTACAGATGTTGAATTTCACTTTGTTATTATTCTTCATTTCAGACCTCCATTTCATATAGGACTTCGTACAGCTTTTCCGACTCAATCCATGTCTCGCTCTTGCCATAGAAAATACCGTGCTTCAACAGGACAGCCTCTATGGTTTCCTCCAGATCGGGATTTTTTAAGTCGGTGTACAGTTCGATGTCAAGCTGGTTGATTTTGAAATACGCGATCCCGTCCGCCGCAAAATTGTCAGCTTTGGGATATAAAAATACGAGGAATGGCGGCTCCGGCGATTCGCCCTCCACGAAATGGTCATAAGCGAAAGGCAATCCCATCTCGACCATCATTTTTATCACATCTTCATGGCTCATCCTTCCAGCCCCCTTTTTATCCCTTCCTCCAGTTCCCGGATGCCCGCCTGTTCCGCAGGAGCGATATGGGGGAATGCCCGGACTCTCCCGCCGCCCCGCTTGGCATGGCCTTTCTCCAGAAGGTGGGTGAGTTGGTAACGCTTTTTGTTATGCACCACCAGTTCCAGTGCATTGGCGGTCTCCTTCTGCTTTTTCACAGCCCATCCCTTTTTGTACTGCCCTGTCCGGACCGGGGCGTTGGCTTTCACTTCCGACTTCACCGTGTTCCCGGCTTTGGTGACGCAGTCCTTCATCACGTCCGTGGCAAGCCCGGCATATTCGATCAGGCCGTCCATGACCGCCTCCGCCATCTGCTCGATGGATACTTTCTTTTCAGACATCCCTACCTCTTTTCCAAAGCCGCCCGTAGCTTTATGGTTCTATTCTGGTATTTCACGTTGTCAATGAACGTGATATTATAAATCTGCTCCCGGAAAATAATGCGGAAATGCTCCGTGTCTATTTCCTTTACCTCCGAACAGTACCGTATGAGGAAAAACACTTCTTTCTCCGCATTAAGCTGCGCCGCCTCCCAATACTCCTTCCCGGAAAGGTTATTCACATAGGCGTGGCAGGTGTAATAATCCACCCACGATAAAATGTGGTTCCCGGCTCTGTCATTGCCCGCCACGCTCTTCTGAATGATTATCCTGTCCTTCCATTCTCCCAAAGACATCAGAACACCTCTTTCCGTATGCCGAATAAAAGGGAGCGCAGCGTTTCCACCAGTTCCCCGTGGTCGGCCTGCTCCCGGTGTTCATAAAGGTAGGCGGCGGCATAGAGGACGGCAATCCGCACCATAGGAAGATGCGTTTCCAGTTCTGATAATTCCATCCGTGCCACATCCGCACACATCGATTCCCCAGTCTCGATCAATCCCGAAATAAAGGTATCTTCATCACTGCTGTCCACCCGGAGATACTGTTTTGTCTCTTCCAATGTCAGGACTGCCATCCCTGCCGCCTCCCTTCTTATGATCCTAATGATGCGGAAGCCTTCACCTTCATGGTCTTTACCGCTTCGGCAAGGATCAGCTTGCCGTCCACACGCTGTGAAGCAAGGAATCCCACCTGCCCGGTGGCCGCAAACAGTTCATTCAGACGCTTGAAGGAACGCCCCTGCCTGTCGGCAATCCAGTAGTAAGAGAAATCACCGAACGCCATCACCTTACTGCCTGCCGCCACTTCCGGCACATAGGAGGAAGTGTGGTAAGGGCGGTTTAAAATCATGTCCGGCACCCCTGCCTGCACGGAAGGTTGCCAGATATAATTTCCATTATTGTCTTTCAGTTTCCGCAGGGCTTTCACCGTGGTATCGTTCAGCACCCACACCGCCTTTTTGCGGTAAGGCGCTTTCAGGGAATAGAAAAGGTCCATCACGTCATCAAAGGTGATGTTCGCCGTGGAAGTGGTCACGCCATCGGATGCGCCGCCAGTAGCGTTCAGGATACCAGTAGGCTTGCCCTTGCCGTCACCAATGAAAAAGGCTTCCTCCTCCTTGGTGCCAATCCTGCGCCCGAACTCCTTGGAGATGTAAGCCTCTAAGTTGAATACGTTGTCATTTAACAGTTCATCCGATACCTTGATCATGGTTGCCACCTTGAAAGCGCCGATGGAGACCTGCCCGAAAGAATCATCCGATTCCGGATATGCCCCTTCCTCGTCAATCCATGCCGCCTCGCCTTTGGACGCTACCACGGGAATCTTCCTGTCGCCGCTGGAAGTCTGAATGACTGTGGCAAGGCCCCGGAAACAGTTCTCTTCCTCCAGAGCCTCCACCAGCGTATGCTCGAACTCATCCGGCACAAGGTAGCCGCCCTCGGAATCCGTGCCCACCTGCAGGGCATTCTGCACATCGAAAAAGTTCTTCCGGCGCATGGCGTTCCAGAATGTCCTCCTGTAGCTGTCCGCCGCCCTGCCCGTCTTTTCCTCCCCATCGGGATGGTTATTGGGCTTGTTGGTGATCGGCTCGGAGGTGGGCTTGCTTAATTCCGCGTCAATGGCGGCCTGCCGCTCCAGGCGCTCAATCTCCTTCCCCAAATCCACCACTTCCTTTTCCATCTTCTCATAGGCGGCGGTGTCCTCTGCGGAAAGCAGCCCGTCCTCACCACGCTTGCTGTCCAGGAACTTCTTTGCCGCCTCCCATGCCTTTGCCCGTTTCTCCCTCAGTTCTAAAATCTTGCTCATAACATTTCCCTCCATAAATTTAATGTGATAACAGTTGCAGCCTTTTTTCCAATTGCTCTATGGGTACTTTCGCCTCCGGCTTTTTCGGAATCAGCTTGGTCAGCAGGGAATTGGTCACTGCCGTCCGGGAGAACATCATGCCCTCCATAGCCGCATCCTCTGATTCATCTGTACCTTCCCCTTCATGCAGGATGCCGTCCGCAAAGCCCAGCTCCACGGCTTTTTTCGCATTGAACCACGATTCCGCATCCATGAGATGGGATATCTTCTTACGGTCCATCCCGGTCTTGATCTCGTAGGCGTTCATAATGCCTTCCTTCACTTCATCCAGCATCTCCCCCGCCTTCTGCATCTCTTTGGAATCCCCGATTGCTACGGTGATGGGATTGTGGATCATCATTAAACTTAGCGGCGACATCAGCACCGTGGTACCCGCCATAGCGATGACGGAGGCTGCCGAAGCCGCCAGTGCGTCCACCTTCACGGTCACATCGCCTTTGTACTCCATGAGCATGTTGTAAATCTGTGCCGCGG